AACAAGATGGCGCAGATCCAGCAAGCGATGAAGCTCTTGTCCGTGATCGACAACCGCACGGATGCGCAGTTGGCGTGTGCGTATGTGCGGCGCATGGCGCGTGAGGTGCAGTGCATGTTCGTCAATGGCGTGACGGGGAGCAACCGCAAAGCTATCTACCTGACGCTGGCTGTGTACCTGCAAATGCAGAATGACACCAAGATGATGCTCTAAACAGGAGGCGATGATGAGTCTACATTCATGGGATAGGTTACCGCTCGACATGCGGATCACGGCAGTCAACATCGACTGCGCAAGACATCCGAAGTTCGCGGTGATGGCGGGCGTGATCATGATGGGGCAGAACAAGATCAAGCAGATCAAGACTGCCGCCACCAATGGTCGTGATGTTCACTACGGTGAGGAGTTCTCTAAGGGACTGGACCGCAAGCAACTGCGGTACTTGGCGCTACATGAGAACGGTCACAAGGCGCTGATGCACTGCGTCTTGCCTATGTATAAACAACTGAACAAGAAGTATCCAAGACTGTCCAATCAGGCGCAGGACTACGTGATCAATGGATGGATCGAGGAACTGGACCCCAACTTCGACTTCGTGGATCGACCGTGCGAGGGGCTGTGTGTAGACAAGCGGTTCGACGGGATGTCCTTCATCGACATCATGAAGATATTGATCAAGGAGGCAGAGGAACGCGGCGACGACCCAACAGAAGACAAGGATGACGAGCATGACTTCGACGAACACATCGACGGCGACCAAGAGTTTGCGCCAGAGGAACAAGAGCAGATCCAGAAGGAGGTTGATAGCGCACTGCGTCAGGGCGAGTTCTTGGCGCGCAAGCTGGCCGGTAAGGGGGCGGGTGGCCGGGACATCTTTGGACTGGCGCAAGACCGGAGCACCAACTGGATCGACCCTATGCGGGAGTTCATCGAGGAGATGACTCGCGGGGATGAGAATGGTCGGTTGATACCGCCCAACAAACGCATGTTTGCAAGTGGCTACATCTTTCCATCACGCTACGACGAGACGGTCGGGGACTTGGTTATCGCACCCGATACCTCCGGGTCTATGGGTCCGTACTACACGCTGATCTTTGGCGAGGTGGCGCGGATCTGTCAGGACACCAAGCCGCAGAGCGTACGTGTCCTGTGGTGGGACTCAGCAGTGTGTCACGACCAAGTGTTCAAGCCAGATGACTACGGCAGTATCGCTACGCTACTCAAGCCCAAGGGTGGCGGCGGGACCGATCCGCAGTGCGTGGTGGACTACATGAAAGCTAAGGAGATCAAGCCCAAGGCGATGATCTGGATCACAGACGGTTATATCGGTGGTGAACCGCACAACGAAGTGCCAGCGTTGTGGGGTGTGGTGGGGAACGACCGCTTCGTTCCTCGGTTTGGCAAGTTAGTACGTATCCCAACGGAGCTTTGATTATGGACATGAGTATCCCTCGCTACAACCTCGACACCTGTTCAGTATTGGTGGAGTTCAACGCCAGTGTGTGGACAGCACGCAAGCTGGACAAGTCTACGACTGAGGAGGTTGTTACCAACAAGAACGCGGCGGCTAAGGATGCGGCGCGTGTGAACAAGAACTTGCTGGCCGGGCGCACAGAACTGGATAAGATCCAGCAGATCGTGAGTGCAGCGCGTACATATCTCAACTACAACACCATGCCTTGGTCCGACAACGGGCAGCGCATGCTTCCGCAGGCTATGTACTTAGAGGTGGACAAGAAGATGACCGAGTTCGGCGATCTGTTCTGGGCCGAGGTCCGTTCGTTCATTGATGTGTATCCGACCCTCATCGTAGCGCAAGCCATGGCTCTCGGAGATATGTTCAAGCGGCAAGACTATCCAACACAGGCCGACATCTCGCAACGCTTTGCGTTCTGTGTGAATTGCCTGCCCGTACCCACGGCGGGTGACTTCCGTATTGACGTAGGCAACTCCGCGATGAACGAAGCCCGTGATATGTGGTTGAAACGGCTAGAGAAACTCACAGCGGAGCGGGTTGAGAAAGCCATGGCAGACGTTCGTGCTCGCCTTGGCGACCACCTCAAGCGTATGTCAGATAGGTTGACGACAGACATCGTAGATGGAGAACCGAAAGCTCGCAGGATCTACGATTCTGTAGTTGACGGCGCTTTGGAATTATGCGATGTTGTCAAAGCTTTGAATGTAGTACAAGATCCGAGCCTAGAAGCTGCGCGGTATTCGCTGGAGTGCGCCCTGATTGGGGTCACGCCGGATGATCTGCGCAAGAATGAGTACGTGCGTGAAGGTACCAAGAAGGCAGTCGATGCCATCTTGGAACAGTTTAATTTCTAAGGAGTGTTTACCATGCAAGACATAGCGACTGCCCTCAAGTCCGCAATCAACCAGTGGGAGATCGTTAAAGAGATCAATGCCCCGAGAGTAGAAAAGTGGGAACCTAATTCCGAAACGTACGAACAGCATGTTCAGTTGAGCGGCGCAGTACCCACAGCTAAGGAACCCGTAGCGCACACCATCTTTAATTATGTTCGGGACAACCCGGGCATGACGGCTGCGCAGTACACGGACAAGCTATCCGAGAAGGGGCTGATCCGTGGGTCTGTCAGTTCGTATATCTACCAGATGCTCAGCACCAACCTGTTCTACGCTGACGCAGACAAGAAGCTGTACACGAAACACAAGGAGTACAAGACAACGAAGCAACTGCCCAAGCAGGCGAAGCCGCCCACCCAGCGCAAGGCGAAGCCAGCGCCAGCACCCAAGCCTGTGGCAACGCCCACCCCCGTGCCAGCAACACGTAGCACAGCACAGCAAGAAGTGGAGAACATCCTGTCCACGCTGAACATCCGCACAGCGCGGCTGTTACTTGAGAATCTTACCGAGATCTTTGACAGGTGACATATGCTTGAAGAACATGTACCAGTAATACGTGACTATCCTGCGTGCTTTGCTTCCGGTGCCGAGTACGGGCGCTGGTTACAGATGGCGCGGCATAGTCCTCCCACCCCGGGACATAGCTACTGTGAAGACTGCACGACTGAGTATCAGACAAAGATGATCACGCAAAGTCGGTGCGGGTTCCCAAGTACGTTGTTCATAAACAATGTGGGTATACGTAGCGCAGAAGCTATCTACAAATTAACTGGACGCCGCCCATATCATAGGAACACCAAATGATTTATGCACACACAGGTGAGAGCCTCAAGACAGCTATTATGGGTGACGACCCAGTGACAAAGCCCAAGCACTACACGTTTGGGTATTTTGAAGTAATAGATGTGTTGCAGGATTGGTTCCCTCAGAACCCGTTGCTGTGGCAAGTGGGCAAATACATTGCCCGCGCTGATCACAAAGGCAAACCGCTGGAAGATTTGCGCAAGGCGCGGTTCTATCTTGAGCGTGAGATAGACCGGCGCGAAGAGCTTTCAAAGAACTCCAATACGTAGCCGACGCTGCATCTCGGACGGTGCTCACACGCGGCTTGTATATCTTGTGTGTCCCGTTAGAGGGTGGGGTTGTCGGCTAGGAAGATTGAACCCTGCCCTCACTCCCTCACCGCGAACCGAGGGGGCGCGGAATATACATTTCCCCCTCACTAATTGGAGCAATGATGACAACACCAGAGTCGAAAGTTAAGAAGAACATACGAGCAATACTCGATGCGGCTGGGGCGTACTACGCCATGCCAATAGGTAGTGGCTACGGAAACGCAGGGGTGCCTGACTTCCTTGTGTGCTGCAACGGGCGGTTCATTGGCATCGAAGCTAAAGCCGGGACAAACAAACCCACAGCACTACAAGAAAAGAATATCCAGAAGATCTTTGATTCTGGAGGGATAGCGCTGGTCATTAACGAACACACCATACCCGATCTTCAGGAGCTAATTAAATGGACGATGAAACTGTAAATTTAGCAATGCGTAACGCCGCACACTTGGCGGTGCTTGTTAAAACTTGCATTGATCCTGAAGAAAATGCGAAGGGTGTGTTCCTTTATAACAAGGACGGGCAGCTAGCTATCCTCACGTTTAACGCAGGTCCAGTAGATGTATTCAACATGGCTGCACATACGGCACGCATTGTAGATAAGTCAATCCACGCAGACATGCCACCAAGGGAGATGTTCAATTGAACATAGTAACAATAGATTTTGAGACGAGATGGGACAGCAAAGAGTACACACTATCCAAACTCACGACAGAAGAGTATATTAGGGACCCCCGTTTCAAGGTGTTCGGTGCTTGCCTACATGAGTATGGATCAGATGACCCCGTTCGTTGGTACAACGGCGACGACCTGCGCGAAGCGCTTGCCCAGTACGACTGGACCAAGACAGCTATCCTTGCGCACAACGCGCAGTTCGATGTCGCCATCCTTGGGTGGAAATACAACTGTCACCCAGCTTTTATCCTTGACACGCTCAGCATGGCAAGAGCCTTACGTGGAGTCGAGCAAGGTAACTCACTCGCAAAGCTAGCGGCTGACTTCCGTCTTCCCCCCAAGGGCAAGGCGGTGCACGACACGAACGGGCTGCAAGAGATCACGCCTGAGATCGAGGCTGAGTTAGCGGCGTACTGCGCACACGATGTGGAGTTGTGCGAAGCTATCTTTGAACGCCTGTCAGTTAACTACCCAGCTAAAGAGTTGCGTCTGATCGACATGACTCTGCGCATGTACACACGCCCCATGTTGTTGCTTGATGGCGGCATGTTGATCAACGCGATCAGTCAAGAGTCCAGCTATCGGACTGAACTATTGGAGAGACTCAATGTTAAAGAGGAAGACCTCGCATCAAATCAGAAGTTCGCATCGTTACTGGAGAGTGTTGGGGTTGAACCGCCGCGTAAGCTTAGTAAAACAACTGGTAATCAGACGCTTGCGCTCGCTAAGACGGACGCCCTCTTTCAAGCGATACTTAACGGAGAGAATGAACCGGCTGCTCTACTCTGCGAAGCCCGACTTAAAGTAAAGTCAACGAGCGAGCGCACCCGAGCGCAACGATTCTCGGACATCAGTAGACGCGGCGCTCTGCCTGTGCCGCTCAGCTATTACGGTGCGGCAACGGGACGGTGGACTGCAAGCAAGGGGTCCGCTATCAACATGCAGAACCTCAAGCGCGGGTCGTTCCTGCGCCGTGCAATCATGGCACCAGAGGGGTATCAGTTAGTAGTCGGTGACCTATCTCAGATCGAGCCGCGTGTGCTGGCGTGGCTAGCTGACTACCAAGATATGCTGGACATCTTCCGCTCTGGCGCTGATCCGTACGCACAGTTCGGGTCAAAGATGTTTCGTATCCCGGGCATGACAAAGGAGTCACACCCTGTCCTGCGCCAGTCTGCTAAGTCTGCGCTGCTTGGATGTGGGTACGGGCTAGGCTGGCAGTCGTTTGCTTCTCAGCTAATGGTTGGGTTCCTCGGCGCGCCGCCTGTACGGTACGACAAGAAGTTTGCCAAGACGCTGGGCGTTGGCGCTGAGTACGTGGGCAAGTTTATTTCGTGGCAAGACAACATGGACAAGCTCCACGCCATCCCACGGATCTGTAGCGACTTAGAGATACTAACGCATGCCGTAGCAAGCAAGATGATCATCGACACGTACCGTGCTACTGCATGGCCGGTCAAAGCGTTCTGGGATATGTGTACAGAACTACTGGGGGCTTCGTTGTACGGCGGGGAGCCGTACACACACAAGTGTCTGACGTTTGAGAAGGAAGCAATCTTACTTCCCAACCGGATGTACATACGCTATACTGATCTCAAGCAAGTAGCGGATGAGGAAGGTCGCTCGCAATGGGTCTATGGCCCGGACGAGACCAAGCTCTACGCAGGGAAGATTACGAACAACGTCACGCAAGCATTGGCTCGCATCGTGATGACTGACGGCATGCTGCGCGTAGCTAAACGCTACCCAGTTGTCGGCACCGTGCACGATGAGTTGATCTGCGTGGTGCCGGACTCTGAGGTCGAGGAAGCCAAGGCGTGGGTCTTGGAACAGATGACTATAGAGCCAAGCTATATGCCGGGGATACCTCTGGCCGCTGACGTTGGCGCACACCGTCGATATGGGGATGCAAAGAAGTGATACCGCCAAACGTCCTGATAGGAAACAAACTGTACACAGTGCACGTGCTCGACCATCTAAAGCATGATCACCTTGGGTATATCGACTATGACAAACAAACAATCGAGGTGTCACGCTACAGGTTTGACAACACAGAAGTAAGTCCCAAAGAACTAGAGCATGCGTTCTGGCATGAGGTCACACACGGGATACTCAAAGATATGCACCACAAACTAGAGAGCAACGAGAAGTTCGTTGATGCCTTCGGCCTACGGCTAGCGCAGATCCAGCGCTGGCTTCGGGGTGAGAGATGAAGCCGGTAACGTGGAGCCACTCAAGTCTCAAGGACTACGAGGGTTGTGCTCGCCGGTATCACGAAATCAAGGTGCTCAAGAACTACCCGTTCCAAGAGACAGAAGCTACACGGTACGGCACCGAGTTGCACAAAGCTGCTGAGCTATACGTATCCAAGGGAACGGAACTACCTCCCCAGTTCAACTTTGTTCAACCAACACTCGACGCACTGCTGACCAAGACTGGACGCAAGCTGCCCGAGTATGAGATGGCGCTGACTGTTGATCTAAACCCGTGCCGCTGGTCTGCTGACAACATGTGGGTGCGTGGCATTGCTGACCTGCTAATTATTGACGACGACAACTTGACGGCGTGGGTCGTTGACTACAAGACAGGCAACAACAAGTACCCTGACTTAGATCAGCTAAAGCTGATGTCGTTGCTTGTGTTCGCGCACTTCCCACACATACGCAAGGTCAACTCGGCTCTGTTGTTTGTTGTCAAGAACGACATGAAGACTTTAGTCATGCGCCGGGACGACATCGAGCCAGAGTGGTGGGAGTACAGGCTGCGTGTCGCCAAGCTTGAGGCGTCATTTGCCAATGATGTTTGGAATCCAACGCGCACTCCGCTCTGCGGTTGGTGCGCGGTTAAGTCTTGCGAGTTCAACCCTAAACACTAAGGAGTATGTATGAAGAACAAAATGTCTGAAGCTTGGCAAAAGTGGTGGAAAGAAACTCACGGGCAGAACATGCCGATGGGCGGGTATCACCCGATGGAAGGACACATTTATGATGCGTTCACGGCAGCGTGGGATGCAGCAACAGAACAATCTCAAGTTGAGATTAACCATCTCAAGGAACAGCTTATGCGAGCTAACACCAACGATGGCGCATACAAAGCCGCATTTCTAGCCGGTCAGATGACGGCACGGGGTGGATCGTGGAAGTGAAACACAACTGCCAGCAATGCAGGGTCAACCCTGCGGTACACAAGGTGCCGATATCAAGCGGTAAGGGGTTTAGGTGGAAGTGCGAAGCGTGTTTCAAAAAGATAGGCACAAGCGGATTCAAGGATAAGATCGCATGAAACACTGCTGGCCCAAAAAAATGTACTACGTTATGTGCCGGTGGATTGCCGTAAAAAACGGCAGCAGAAACTATGTCCGAACACCGTCATTGGGCAGAGCGCGGTACTACGCTAAGAAACTAAAGCTCAAAGTGCGCCAGATTGATGTGCGTCAAATGGGTAAGAAGGCGTATGTTTTGCAAGGGAGTTGGCTATGAGATACGGAATCCTTGACGACGAGGGCAACGTAGTACGGTGGGTCTGGCATATGCCGCCATATGCCCACATCGTGCAGAAAATCAAACGCCAGCGCAAACCCAAGCTGGATCTATCTAACGTACCGGAGGCTTTGTTTTGAAGACCATCATCCACGTTAACCAGCATGTAATCAAAGCCAACAATAAGAATGGAGAAAACAACCCCGTACTCACCGTAAAAACCTACAAAGACAACCGTTACGCGCACGATGTGCGTATCAAAGGCCCTAGCAGAGTCGTTTATTCCCCCGACAAACCCCTGTCATGCGGGGCGCACGTGTGGGTCGAGACTGAATCAGAAGTAGAAATTTTAGAAGGGTGACACATGATCATTAACGGAAGGCTAGTCAAAGACTGGGACAAGTCCCAAATAAGTACTGCGTACCAGAGACCCAATCAATTCCGCGCCATTACGTGGGACATGGGCAGGGTTCAAAGCTGGTTACTTGGCAAGCAACCACTGGCACGCACACTACTAGAGAAGGTGATTAGATAATGATTGATCCCGTAGTTGAGTATCTTACGAACAATGGCGAAGGGTCCATCACTACCATCGACATCCCGGGCCTGACTAAAAACGCTGTCAAGAGCAGACTAATTAAGTTAGTCAACGCTGGAGTGCTGATTCGTAGGCCGGAAATAATTCCAAGCGGAAATGGTGGTGACCGTATGCGCTGGCTATACAGCTTGTCTGGTGTAGCTCCTGCACCTAAGCCCGTCACGCAGTCTGTAGCCAACAAACTTAGGGATAAGGCGCTGGCAAACGAACCCGAGCATTACTTTTGTTTACGTAACTTGCCGAGATACACAAATGACTACGACGAATATACCGCTGGTGAACATAGCTGACGCTTGGCTTGTGAACTACGGACCCGACTGGGTATCGGAGGACGAGATAAAAACAGATCCGTTTTTCTGGCAACAACTGCACAAGCTAATGTCTCGCGGGTTTCTTGAGTCTCAGTTCATGCTTTACACAAACAAGTTGCACTACAGGTTTATTCCGTATGGAGATAGTTGACAACAAGGCGCTGCTTTTCAGGACACGCAATCCTCAGAAGTACAGCATCATTCCTAAGCACAAGGTGCTTGATCAAGATGAGGACGGCATCTATCAAGTGGCAGTGTATTGGGGGCTGGACGAGGCTAGGGTGCTGCGCAACCTTGGCGTCAAAGATGTGCCGTCCCCGATCACAACAAGGTACGGCTGGCCCGGGCGGTTCAAGCCCATGCAACATCAGATTGAAACGTCCGCGTTCTTGACGCTTTATCGCAGAGCTTTTTGCTTTAACGATCCGGGCACAGGTAAAACTATGTCTGCGTTGTGGGCTGCTGACTACCTGATGGAGCGCGGGTACGTGCGCCGTGTGCTTGTGCTGTGTCCACTATCTATTATGCAGTCGGCGTGGGTGCAGGATATAAACAACTCCATCATGCACCGTAGCGTCATAGTCGCCCATCACCAGCAAGCATCGCGCCGGATTGAGATGATCCAGAAGGACTACGAGATAGTCATAACCAACTACGATGGGCTGTCGCTGATTGCACAAGAGATCAACAATGATGGCAGGTTTGATCTGATCATTGTCGATGAGGCGAACGCATACAAGAACTCAACTACGCGCAGGTGGAAAGCGCTGGCGTCAATCATTAAGCCGGACACCTACCTGTGGATGATGACGGGTACACCTGCGTCGCAGTCACCTGTGGATGCGTACGGTCTGGCTAAGCTGGTCAATCCCGGCGGCATACCCAAGTTCTTGACGGCGTGGCGTGAGCAAGTGATGAACAAGCTCACCATGTTTAAGTGGGCACCAAAGCCCGACGCCGCGCAACAAGTGCACAAGGCGTTGCAACCAGCGATTAGATTTACGAAAGCCCAGTGCCTTGATCTGCCACCCGTTGTCACGGTCACACGCGAAGTGCCCATGACCCCACAGCAGAACAAGTACTACAAGCAACTCAAAGATCAGTTGATGTTCTATGCCGCCGGGGAGACCATCAGCGCAGTCAACGCTGGCGTGGCGGTGAGCAAGCTGTTACAGATAAGTTGTGGAGCAGCGTACACAGATGACAAGGAAGTGGTGGTCTTCGATGCCAGCCCACGCATGGCTGTGCTGGAGGAGATCATGGAGGAGACGGATCGCAAGGTGCTGATCTTCGCCATGTTCCGTACAAGTATGGACAGCATTGCCGCGCACCTAACCAAGCACGGGTATACCAACGAGCAGATCAACGGGGATGTGAGCGCCAGCAAACGCAACAAGATCATCCACGACTTCCAGAACACTGACAGCATCCGAGTGCTGGTCATGCAACCACAAGCGGCGGCGCACGGGCTGACGCTGACTGCCGCTGACACGGTGGTGTTCTTTGGTCCGCTCATGTCGGTTGAGATGTACACACAATGTATAGCGCGGGCAGATCGTAAGGGGCAGGACTCAGACAAGGTGACTGTGGTTCACATCCAGAGCAGCACCATCGAGCGCGACCTGTTCTCGGCTATGCGCAACAAGGTGAACGACCACACCCTGCTGGTCAAGTTGTTCAGCGAGGAAGTCAAACGATAAACATCACTTGCATTCCCCAGAAGTTACCTGTAAACTGTCAAACACTAGACAAGGAGAAGTAGATGCCTGACGAAGCCAATGATTTGGCGGTTGTTCCTATGGACAAACTCGCCAAGGTGTACCGTAAGATGGCGGCACGGATTCAAACACTCACCTCTGAGTACGAGAATGCTGTCGAGGAAATCAAGATTCAGCAGGAGCAGATCAAGAATGCTCTGAAGGATCAGATGCTTGCCCTTGGGCTGGCGTCTGTGCGCACGACCGAAGGCACCGTAACGCTGTCAACCAAGACACGTTACAACACGCAGGACTGGGACGCCTTCAAGCAGTTCGTTATTGCCAACGATGCGGTCGATCTTCTGGAGAAACGTATTCATCAAACCAATATGGCTTCGTTCCTTGAAGAGAATCCCGGTTCAGTTCCCCCCGGACTCAACTCCGTGCAGGAGTATGGAGTCTCTGTTCGCAAACCCACTAAGTGAGGCTATATGTCTAACGTAACTATGTTCAACCCGGCACAAGTACCCGCTCACGTTCGTGCCCGTGGCGAGCTTTCAGCCATGGCTAAGTCCTTGGCTGGCGGTGCAGTCGGTGGCGGCAAGCGCATCTCCATCAAAGGCGGGGTCTTCCGTCTCATGGCTGGTGGTAAGGAAGTGGCGGCTATTGAGGATCGCTTTCTTGATGTCGTGTTTGTCAACGCCGCGCCTAACATTGGACGCACCTTCTATGCTAAAGCCTACGACGGAGACGCTAATGCACCAGACTGCTGGTCTGCTGATGGCAAAACCCCAAGCCCTGACGCAACTAACAAGCAGCATGACCAGTGCGATGGGTGCCCCAAGAACATCGCTGGTTCTGGTCAAGGTAATTCTCGCGCTTGCCGTTTTCAGCAACGTCTTGCTGTTGTGCTTGCTAATGATGTGGGCGGGGATGTTCTCCAGCTAGCGCTCCCAGCTACGTCGCTGTTTGGTAAAGGTGATGCGGACCAGCGCCCACTCCAAGAGTACGCTCGCTACCTTGCGGCACAGAACGTAGATCCCGCTGACGTTGTTACTCGCATGAAGTTCGACACCAAGAGTGAGTCGCCCAAGCTCACGTTCAAAGCCATGCGCTGGATTGATCCTGATGAGCAAGCGACCATCAAGTCGCAGAGCGAGTCTGATGATGCTATCAAAGCTATCACCATGACGGTTGCCAAGATGGATAACGTCAAAGCTCCGGCCCCGTTGATGGCTACGCCGCGCCCTGCCCCCAAGGCAGAGCCGAAGAAGACCGAGGCGCTGGTTGCAGACGAAGCTGAAGAGCCAGTCGTGCGCAAGGAAGAGAAGAAGCCTAGCGCAGTACCCACAAAAAAGAGTAGCCTAGCGGCTATGGTTGACGACTGGGACGACGAAGCTTAAAGGGAGGGGGGCGCAAGCCCCCCAAATATTCACATGGCATATTCACAGAAACTTATTGACGAGGTAGCCGCCGCTCCCAAGACGCTGGGTAACCAGCTAGGGCGGTGGGCTATTCACCGGGACTTCTCCGTCCTGCGGGTGGCGCACATTACTGGCGCGTCTCGACAATCTGTATACAACTGGTTTAGTGGTGGAGAAGTTTTCGTGGCGTACCGACCAATAGTGGAGGCGTTGATTAAGATTTTAAAAGCCAACGTCGATCCTGACGTTGCGCACGAAGAGGCATGCAAGGCATTCAAGATAAACCCGTAACTGGGAAAGCTAATGACACTACCGCTGAGATTTCTAGCGGAGGTTCTGCCGTCCCCGGGAGATGGGTACTATTGCGCGGTAGAGCTTTCAAACACTAAAGAACACATCTTTGTAAAACAAATTGAGGAGATTGACCAGCCTGTAGAAGACTGGTTGCAGAAGCGATACGACATTTACTTTGCGCTAGCCACATTCAAGACGGCAAGTAATCGCCGCGCAACGAATGCTTTTCAGATCCGTTCGTTCTTTCTGGACATGGACGGGTATGCCTCACGCAAGGAGGCGGCGCTATCACTTGACGCATTTCTTGAAAAGACAGGGCTGAATGGTCTCGGCATGCCATGGTTGGTTAACTCTGGCGGTGGGCTGCATGTGTATTGGCCGTTGACCGAGCCGGTCGATGTTGTTGATTGGAAGCCAGTAGCTGAAGATCTCAAACGCCTGTGCAAACAGGAAGGTCTTCGTATCGACATGACTGTCACGGCTGACGCCGCACGGGTGCTGCGCATCCCGGGCACGATGAATTTCAAGAAGAAGTACCCAACACCACGGGAAGTTAAGCTGCTGGCTGAAGGTGACAACTTCGCCTTTGATGACATTGTGAAGTGCATTGCCGATCACCTTGTCGAACCCAGCCCAATGGGGGCACCGCCGCTACAACTCCCCGGTACGCGCCCACCCAAAGATACTAGCGCGGCTAAGCTGACTCTGATCTCTAATAGTGCGACATCGTTTGCGCTGATGGAGAAGAACAGCGACTGCGCTCAGATCAAGTTCTACCGTGACAACGCGGCTGATGATGGGATGGAGCCACTATGGCGCGGGCTTCTGTCGTGGGCAAAGGTTTGTGAAGATGGCGAAGAAGCTGCCCGTGAGCTTAGCGCCCTGCACCCATACGATGAAGATCGTATGCGCAACAAACTTGCGGAGATCAAAGGTCCTTACCCATGCCGCAAGATGGACAGCGAGAACCCGGGTGTGTGTACATCGTGTGTACACGCAGGAGCAATCACGAATCCGCTAATCATGGGGCGCGTGATCAAGACCGACAACACAGAGAAAGAGATACAGCTAACAGCCGAGCAGATCCTTGAAGCAGACGAGGATGAGGAGGAGTTGCCGCTTGCCTCAACGCTGTCTGTTATTAGACCAGAGCCGCCACGTGGGTACAGTTATGGCGTGAACGGCGGGGTATACGCCGAGCGGGAAGAGAAGGATGAGCAGACCAAGAAGAAAGTAAAGAAGACTGTACAGATACTGCCATACGATTTGTTTGTGGTTCATATTCTTAAACAGGACTCCGATCATCTGGTTAACTTAGCCGCGACACGACCCGAAGGTACAACGATTATTAACATGCCACAGAAAGCTGTGGTCAGCAAAGAAGAGACAGTCAAGTGGTTGGCTAATCAGAACGTGCTGGCTTCATTCGGGCAGAACAACGACAAGAACTTGTTTGATTACGTGCGCGCTTCTGTTGAACAGGCGTCACTCACAAAGAAAGTACTGGTTGTCCCCAAGCAGTTTGGCTGGCAAGAAGACGAGTCGTTTGTCTACAACGAGCGTGTGTTCTACAAGAACGGTGCGGTAGCGCAGATACCCATGCCCGGGCTTGAGAACATCAACCGGAACACGTGCAGTAAGGGGACGATTGATGGGTGGCGCGACGCTTGGACCACGATATTTATCAAGCGCAAGATGTACGACCTGCTGGCCTGTGCCATGGACAGCTTCGGTTCTATTCTCATGCAGTTCACTCAGTTTGAAGGGTTCGTCTGGCACCTTGGCGGCAAGACATCTGGCACAGGTAAGTCTCTGACACTCAGCGCCAAGGCTGGTGTTTGGGGGCATCCGGTGCGCTACCGTACAGGCAAGGGCACATCTCCTGTAGCCATGCAGAACCGCGCCGGTATCTTGAACAGTATGCCGCTGCTGATTGATGAGATCACCAGCACTCAGCGCGACAACATGGAGTGGGCACCGGGGTTTATCTTCAACCACACAGAAGGTCAGGGCAAGGAGCGCATGGAGTCTAGCGCCAACAAGGAGCGAATCAACGACACCAATTGGCACTCGACTGTGACCATGACTTCCAACGAGGTGCTGACTGACTACATGGCAGGTGCGAGGAAGTTCAGTTCCAACGGCGAGCTTCGCCGGTTTCTGGAGTGGACGCCCAGTGTTGCGTTGCAATGGAACCCAGAGGAGTTGGAGGCGGTTCGTGCTTTGAAGATGCACTTCGGTGTAGCAGGAGAAGCGTTTATCCGCTGGGCTGTAAAGAACCAATCAACCGTCAGGCGGCTGGTTGAGGACACGTACAACCAACTCAAAGTCGAGATGTCTTTCTCTGGGGATGAGCGTTACTGGAACGCGGGTACAGCATCAACTGTAGCGGCGTGCATTCTTACGAGCAGACAGTACAGCAACATCATTGATGTGCCTGTGCTCAACATTATCGACTCGCTCAAGGACAAGGTTAATCACTCGCGCTCGGTGATAAGGAACAGCATCCGTACTGCGGAGGATGTTCTCAATGCCTACACCCGGGACAACTATGGCGGGTTCATTGTTCTCAAGCGCCAGCCAAACGGCGAGACTGCCGCAAGCTGGGGCGACGGGTCCATGTTCAGCGGTCCTGTTATCCGGTCGAAGATCCTTGGGCGGGTTGAGTTTGAGGTCACCAAGGAAGGCTACGTGGACTACTTCATTGAGGAGCAGTTGCTCAAGGAGCACTGCGTCAGTATGAGTTACGGCTACTCCGACTTTAAGTTTGAGCTTAGCAAGAACTACGTAGTGACGGTCGTCAAGAAGGACATGCTGGCGCGAACCAAGGGTCCGTTGCTGCGGGTCAACGCTCTACACATCTGTCGCAAGAAGACGCATGAAGCTGAAAATTCAATACCCGTGGAAACAACTGAGACGTAACCAAGCGTTCTTTGTTCCCGGGTTAGACACAGATAAAGTGCGAGAGACGACGCTACGCGCAAGCGTAGCGCAGCGCATGCGTCTGCTGGCTACCCCGGGGATAAAGGACGGTCTTATTGGCGTGCTGTTTGTGCGTAAGAGGTAAGCATCGTCTGCGCCAATTTGTTTTGCGCAGCTATGATGTTCTTGATTTGCGCATCCTTTTGTTCAGTAGTCAGGTTAGGCCGCGCCTCAATATTACGGCGTAGTTCAGCCAGCTTACCGATCCGGTTCTCAACTGCACCAGCCATCTGCGATAGGTTGATGTCCGATCTGTGCAAAGCTAAGTATTCGTTAGCGTCTTCCGTACGCCCTTCAGCCAGCATCTTCTTGTATGTCTTGCGCGCCATATCAATCTCTTGCATGCGGCGGTACGCTTCATCAATAATCCCACGCCCTTCTGCTGGCTGGAACAGCGTACCAATAACACGCATCTCACTCAAACCCTTGGTGCGCTCTTGAACTTCCTGCCCTTTGCCAAACGGAAGCACCGCCGCAAGGTCGGAGATCAACACACCAAGCGCACCGAAGTGCCCACGGATCAAGTGATCAATCTGTACGGGCGACAGCATGTTGGCCTTGCCAAGTAGTTCAGCGCCAGCAGAAGTGCCCGGACGTATGCGCTCACTCTTTTCTACAGCAAGCTCACGCGCTGATTCAATCGGCCCACCAAAAAAGGACGTGCCCAGAAAGACTTCGACGCCCGGTTTGAGTGCGGCAGGTATTGGAGTGAACGGGTTAGACTGCTCAAGCAGTTTGAAGATTCCGCGTGCCGCATTCTCTGATGTGTCGTTACCTTTGAGTGTGTTGTATATAGCTTCCGGTACGGCTTTGAAGATAAGCCCAATCTCAAACGGGATCGGCACACGAATCAGATCGCCTTTTGGATCAAACGGATTAACAAGGAACCAGTTGCCGTAGCGCTCTTCAGGCTTGGCTTTCTTGTACCGCTCATCATCCTCCATCAACGCCGCGTATGCCACGGTGCTAGCTGACATCAACACAGCGCGCTGGAAAAACTTGGAGCGGATACGCATCTGCTGTTCAAACGGCATCTTGCCCTGTGAACTACGGTACAGAACATCCAGACCCTGAAGCTGCGCGTTAAGGAAGGGGACGACTGCCGCCAATTGTTGCAAACTTGCGCTAGTACCCCGGCGCGTAAAGTTCTGCGACTCCAGCGTACGAAGCAGTGCTTCCTGTTCTGTCAGTCCTTTCCTGATTGAGTCTTCGTAGATTGTGATCCGTGTTGTGGCGTCGCCTGCCAGAGACAATGCGTCCAGCTTACCAATGAGCTTCGTCCAGCCGCTCTTGCCGGTGGCGATCTGTTCGACCAAACGCTGAGCGTCCTCTTTGCCTCCAGTAAAGACAAGGTTACTGATAGCACCGGACTCCATGAGTTGCTGTGCTTTTGGGTTTTTGCCAGCCGCTAGAGACACGCCTTGTTTTAAGGCACTAAGTACTGGAGTGCTGTCTATGCCCGTGGTGAAGAAGGAGTTCATTGAGTCGCGCACAACTTGGCGCAGGGCATAGACTGGGTTGCGTGTTACAAACTTGCGCAGAACATCAGCCGGGAACCCCATCGCCCGGACAACTGAAGGGATCATTGTCTTGATACCTTCCATACCCTCGACAATCAGCTTTGCCGGTATGCCAAACTGATCCGTGTCGATGACCACAACGTGGTCTTCGCCATTCACCTTGAACCGGACGACATCTTTGCCAGACAAGTTCTTCTTAGCTTTGCCAATATAGCTAGCCATACCAAGCTTGTTCAGCACAAACGCTGACTCTTTGATTGCTTGGTTACGTAGCGCCATGTCCGTCAGCAAAAACGTGTTCTGTACGGCGCTATCAAAAATCCCCATGATCTTCTGCTCACCGCCAACCAGTTCCTGTAGGCGTGGCTCATCCTTGATGTTGCCAATCCGCACTGGCTTAACAGACTTGTCCAGATCCAGCAAGAGATCGCCGCTCTTACTGTCTACACGGTAGTACGGAACGTATGGTTTGCTGTTGAGTTCTTGAGCAAGCGCTTTGGTGATCGTGCCCGTCTGCTCCAAGAAGTTAATCAGCCCCTTGTTGTACTCAGTGTAGATAGCCTCTGCGTTCTTGAACGCAGTCAACGCCTTGGGATTGGCGTTGATGATCTGCATCACGTTGTTGTATTCCGTCTTGGCTTTTGCTGGGTTCCCTACGTTAACCTTGTCCCAGCCTACCGAGTTGGCGCGTAACCCAACCATGTATACGGTGAAATAGTTCTCTAGCTTGTCGGCTTTGATTCCCGACTTGTTGAGTTCTTTAGCTACGTCTTGCAGGTTTGCACCCTTGACGCTGCGGTAAATGTACTGAGCACCCTTGGCGGTAACGTCTTTGATTAGTTGCAAAGGCCCATTGGTTAGCGCCATACCAGCGAAGTGGTTGCGCTGCTGCCCCATACGCAAAGCAAATTGCACATTGCCAGCTTCGGTTGAGTCGATGATGCCTTGCTCAAACCCCTGCTTCAGCGCTTCGTCCATGCTAGCGTAGCTATCCAACGCCTTCTGTCTGGCAGCAAGACCGGCTGTGCCCTTAAACGTATTGCGTAGTGCTTGGACGTTTGATGTTTTGCCAGCTACGAAGGACTCGTTGGTTGGTGCGCCTACGTTTAAGTAAGAGTAGTTGCCTTCCGATAGCATGGCAGGAGAAACAAACTCTCCTTCGCCGCGAATGATGGCGTCAAGCCCCTTGTATAGCGGAGAATCTGAGCGCAGACCAAACGCACCCTTAACTTTCTCCAGCATTTCGCGCAGCCAGTTACGCGCACGATCTACCCAACGGGCGTTTTTATCGCTCAGCTCATAGCGACGC